GTTTGGATATTGTCCGTCAAGCCATTCAAATAATCAAACTCAGCATTGCTGATTAATCCCGTGCTAATTTTTACAGCATCTATACCAGTAGGCAAATCACCTGCTGCCAAGTCCGCTCCAGCAGTTACCAAACCTTTTGCATCGTAGGTAATTTTTGTTTTAGTCGCTCCAGTAATGGCAGCGTTTTCGTCAACCTTCAAATCCAATGCCGTCTGCAAATCGGTTTGAGTTGACAAAGTGCCTGTAATTCCACCCCAAGCAACTGCCGAACTGATGGCAATGTTGCCACTTCCCAAAATGGAAGTTGAATTGATGGTCTTGATATTTGTGCCTGATACAAGTGTTGCTTGTTTCGCATCCAATGCCGTTTGAGTTGCACTTGAAATCGGCTTGTTCGCATCACTTGTGTTGTCAACATTGTTCAACGCCAATGCCGTTTTCAATGCGGTAGGTGTTATCTTCTTTGTTTCTGCTGCTGATGTATCAACGATTGGAAACAAATCCGCTGCCGTGTCAACGGTGACGATAGTGGTTAATTGGGATATCTTTTGATCTGCCATTATAGTAGTATTTTATCACCGCTTTCAAGGAGGACAAAATCCCCGTTCTCAAGCAACATAAATAGAATTTGTGTGGGTTGTTCAATCTCATAGATTTTCTCATTGAGAGTGACTTCGTATGATGTGCGAGTGACATCGAATTCAACTTTCAATACACCGCTTTCAACTTCTTCGTCTGCCAACGATGGTGACAAGTTGCTTGGTGATGTTTGTGCGTAGATGACATATTCAAATTCACCTGCATCAAGGTCAAATGTTGTACCCTCAATGACTGCAAATTTATTGTATCTCTCAGTTTGAGTTGAGATGTCAGTCAAGATGACCGTTGTCAATTCATTGGTCACACGATGGGTGAACGCAAACAAGAAATAAGGGTTTGCAATCGTGACTTTCTCGGTCAGAGTTACATACCAATTCTTCGATTCCGCTTTGTCAATTACCAACATCTTAATAAAATAGCGAGTTGTCTTTTATGTAACAAAAAAGGGTGAGCAAATGCCCACCCTCTCTCTCTATGAATCAAGCAGAATTAAATGCCCAATGTTGTGATTACTGATGCTTGTACCAAGAATGGTGCTTCAGCTTCAATGGCGGATAGAGTCACCTCATATCCAGTAGAGTCACCCATCGCAGTTCCTGTGTTGCTGACCATTGCAGTCACATCACAACCCAAGTCCTTACCAGCCAACCAATACTCATCGTTATTCGTTTTCACGATTGCATAGCAACGACCTTGTGCAAGAAGTTTCATCTCGTTGCGTTTGGTAGTTGACAATCTGCGAAGTTTGAACGCAATGTCAGCTTGGTTGAAAGATGTGCCGTTCTCAATTGAAACATTTGTGGTGTTTGTCAATGATCCGGTTGCTTTCGGTAGCTCGTAAGTGTACACATCACCGCTTACCACAGTTGTTGCAGTTACTACACCACTAACAACGGTAAACTTTGAAGCAGTCCAACTAATTAGATGGATGCTTTTAATTCCACCGATTGCTTCCTTGCAATCAAGTGTAAATCCGGAAGTCAGCAGACAAGCCATATTAATTTTTTAGATTAAAGGGTGAAATAAACAACTTCAGATGGGAATGCAACTTGCACACCATACTTGAAAGTCAAACGGAAACGCACTTCGTCTGAGTCCTCTGAATACCACAGCTTTGTGATTTCTTCTTCATTTGCAAGGTCAGTTCCTAAGAAGAAGTTAGACAATGAACCAGCAACAATCTTGTTTGTTCCGTTCAAACCACCAACTCCGATCAACTTCATATTAGTACCAGGATACACCATCTCCATTGTAGTAGCTGCATCAGCAACATAATGAAACAAGTTAGCGTTCTTCAAGTTTACCAACATCAATTTGTAAGCATCGATTCCCAAGAAGCAAACCAAGTCGCTTTTCTCAGCAACGGCAGCAGGGATGTTTGCATAAACTTGATCCAAGATTTCATCAATGTTTGCAGAAGTTACAGTTGTGAAAGTTGTTGGGGCAGCGTTTGCCAATGTTGGAGATGCAGCAGAGATGATCTTGTTCAAACCATCAAAGCGGTTCAAGTTAGGATTACCACTTGCAGTATCACCCTGCCAAAGAGCAGTTTCCAAAGTTTGTGCAATCACGGCTACCTTCTCGTTACCAATCTGCTCCTCGAAAGGAATCATTGTTGGTGAACCGGGCATAATTTGTGTCTGCATCCACTTTGCTTCCAAAGTTTTAGGACAAAGAGTTTCTTCAACTTTCACAGCACCAACGGTGATGTTTCTTTGTGTGAAGGTAGTTGTACCACTTGGGTTGTATCCGCAGCCATCAGCTTGAAAGAATACAGTTGAAGCGATAATGTTCAAGGCAGCAGATGACTTAACACCTACCTGCACCTGATTTGCAGCGTACATCGCAGCAGCAGTTTTGCCGCTGAACAATGCTTTAACCAACAAATCTGTTGATTGTTCGTTGTTGTAATTAACGAGAGATCCGACTGAAAATGCCATAGTTTTAGTTATTTATTTAGTGAGTTTTTTAATCTTTTCAATGCTTCAAACTGGTCATTCTTTTTGTTTGAAACGGGAGTTTTTGTGGGTTCTTCTGAAGGCAAGTCAGCAACTTTCTCAATCAAGTCGATTGCTTTGCTCATTGCTTCTTTGTGGTTGTTGTTTGATGCAGTCAATGTTGCAACCTTAGCAGTCAATTCAGCGATTGCAGTTTCCATTTTGGCAACTACTTCGTTGAATGCACTTACTGTTGCGAACTCTTCGGCTTCTACTTCTACTTCGATTTCAGGTTCAACGATTTCAGTAACTAAACCACCAACGGTTGTCACCAACAATCCACCTTCAACCTCGTGGGTTGCATCAGGTGCTGGGATATCACCCTCAGCAGTTTGAACGAAGATGGCAGTTCCGATTGCCAATTCACCGTCATAAAGGATTACAGTCCCATCAGTCAAAGTGGCAGTTGCCATCTCAACTTTGATTTCTTCGTCAGAGAATCCGAGCATAGTGCGGATTTCTTTCAATGTTTCTTTTGCGTTCATTTGTTATATAATTAGGTTTTTGTTTTAAGTGTTGCAATTTTATTTGCCATTCCATTTGGAAAGCAAGGATTTCATCTCCTCAATTAGTTGCTCATCAGCATCAACTGGAAAGTCAAAAACACCCTCAACCGAGAATCCTTTGAACTCGCCTGACTTCACCTTTGACCACACTTCTTCGTTGTCAATCAAGTATGAAACAAACCAAGAACCATCGGCAACTTCTTCAAATCCCTTCGGTGGCATCACGCCCCGTTCACGATCAATGATGTATGATTCAAACAAGCTCACGCCATCTGCGATGGGTGTCTTGTGATGTGTGTTCACCGCATCGTACTTGTTGCCTCTTGCCCACTTCTTTGCAATCTTGAAGATGCTCTCCTTGTCAAACACGACATAGTATTCTCCACGCACATCGTCCCTTCGGTAGATGGGTAGATCAGCAATCATTGCTGCACCCGTCACGATGCGTTTTTCTTCATCCTTGATTTCAAACCTTTGGGTGATTTCTGCAAATGCAAGAAAGTCCTTTTGTATGGCTGGAGTTTCAACCAAAGAAACAAACTCAATGCCTGTCTCTTCATCAAACTCGTTGATGTCTAATCGGTATACTGGTAACTTCATCTTTCTTAAATAGCGTTATTTCACAACGGATACTTTTCTTGTCGTATCCACACGATCAGTCGTTCTTCTGATGTCACCTTCAGTCACGAAAACTTTGGTATCAAATCCGGTTACGGTTGGAAGTGATGAGCTTACTTGTGGTGCTGCCATTTGCGGAGCTCCACCTCCACCCATTTGTGATGGTGCTGATGCTGACCCACCGCCTTTGCCACTTTTCAAGATTGCTCTTGCCTTGTTTGCTGCTCCCAACACCGCTGCAATTTGCGATGCGTAAAATATCGGGAAAGCAAATGGTGCTGCTGGTCCTGTTGCCTTTGCTCCTTTTTGTGCGATGTCCAATGCGTTAATAAATCCAACACCCGTACCGATTGCAATGTCAACCAATGCTGCGGCTTTTGCTGCATCACTACCTTCTTTGAACATTGCACCAAGTGCCGATACGGCATCCCTCGTTGCTCCGATCATTTGGTCTTTTGCTGCTGCCAATGCTTCCTCGTTTGCAATTTGGTCGGCAGTTGCTTTTGCCTGGTCGGCTGCTTGTTGATCATCAATCTCCTTTTGCTTTAATCTTTTATCATCTGCAAGTTTGAGTTCTGCTGCATCCACTTCCGCAGTTGCCACGATTTGCAAGTCGTTATACTTTCGCTCAATGGCTGCTTTGGCTTCTGCATTGTCACCGATGGCTTTCAGTTCCGCTGCTTTTGCTTCTTCAAGTGCGGCTAATTTGTTCTCATATTCTTTTTGAATTCTATCCGATTCATCCGTTAATAACGCCAGTTCTTTTTGTCGTGCTGCATCTCTTGCCGATGCTTCCGCTGCCAATGTATCATCGGTGATTTTCTTTTTCTCATCAGCAAGTTTCGCAGCATCATCCAATTCCGTTTGTGCAGCATCATCGTTAATCTTCTTTTTGTCCTCCGCTGCTTTTGTATGAATGGCATTGATTGAAAGTTGATACCCTGCGTTTGTGTTCTTTAGGGTGTTCAGTTGTTTCTTGGTTTCTGCGATTGCTGCATCGGCTTCCTTTTCTACTGACTTTGGATCAAACACCATTTTTGCCAAAGTGCCACTAAATGCATCTTGCAATCCGAAATCTTGTCCCAATGCTTTTCCAACATTGTCAATTGTCTTGAGCAACATTGTAAGAGGAAATGTCAAGAACTCAATTACTCCTTTCAGGATATCTTGGTTTCTTTGAGCAGCATCCATCTGAGCTTGTTTCATCGTTTCTTGGGCGGATAATTGTGCCTCAAGTTGGGTAATGACCGCACTCGTTTGTTGTATTTTAAGTTTGAGAATTTCTTCTTCAGTTAATCCTTGCAACTTCAAGATGCTATCTTGTCCGTTTAATGTATCAAGTTTATCTTGTTCAACTTTTTCTTGTGCTTTTGAATCAGTTAACAGTTTCTTTTGCTCTGAATCAACACCAGTCACCGCCTCTTTAATCTCATCCCAATAAGCAACGATTGCCCCAAGTGCAACAAGAATCAATCCGATACCTGTTGAGCCGATACCTACTCTAATTGCTGCAAATGCTTGTTTTGCACCAACAGCAATACTTGAAAAAATTGCCCGAAATTGTTGTTGAACTTTTCCTAATCCTTCAAGACCTTGTGTCAATGCCATTGCACCTTGCAACTTTATCATCGTCTTCTCAAAGTCCTTTGATTCGTTTCCGAACAATGCCATCGCACCTTGTGCTGCTTGGAATCCATTGGCAACACCGGAAACAACTGTGTTCAATTGTGAAAACTTATCGGGATTGACCGCTTTTACACGATCATTAAAGTCATCCATCCTATCACGAGCTGATGCAAGTGTGGCTTCCGCCTTTTTTGCTTCAGGTGAGAACTCACCGAACTGCATCACCGCTTGTTGAGCTGCGATGGTCAGTTCCTTTATTTCCGCCTTCATTGATTTGAAGTCGGGCTTTTTGACGGTTAGGTCAATCGTTGCGTTTAGTGCCATTAGTGTCCTTCTGCTATTATGTAAAATTGAACGCCATCAGTAGTGATGACATCGTATGAATGATGTGCTGTTTGTGTGTGCGTGTCGCTGCCGTCTATTTGAGCAGCAGTTGCTGTTGCAATGACAACTTGATGACCTGCCAAAGGCTTTTTGATGACCCAAGTTTTGCCACTCAATCCACTTGGGTCAGGCAAAGTGATGGTAAAATTCCCGGCAGTTGTACTTGCTATGATCAACCAATCGTCTTTCGTTGCCGAGTAGTTTGCTGATACGGTTGTAACTGCACCCCCACTCAAATAGTTGGGATACATCTCAAAGTTTCCAATGTAGAGTGTATCGGATTTGGTAGGTTCAAAATCATTTGAAACAAGAACAACCGACCCATCAACCCCATTAGGATAATGAATGTTTGTTGATCCAAATCCACTATTGTTAATGCCGTTTCCGCTGAAGTTTTCACCAACAAAAACACCACTTCCTTCGCTTGTTCCAACGCTGACCCCTTTAATACCAGGTTTGATTGGAAATTGACCACCGGGATACACATCACCATAGACATCGGTGTGAGACCCTTGAGCAGTTCCAGCACCCATTTTTTTTATCGTGATTGCCGCTGGTGGAATAAATTGAGCCAAAAGGAATTCACACTCATAAACACCTTCTTCAACCGGATTGTAATCGTTGACCTTGTTTAACCTCCAGTATTGTCCTTCAAAGAAATACAAATTGCTGAATCGCAAGTTGAACCAATCCGATGGGGTGATTCTGAAGTAAGCTCGTACAATCTTGGAGTTCTTATTGGTGATCTCGGTGATGAATCGGTAGTAGTAGTTAGTGACAAGGTTTGAATTGGTGTAATTGTATCCTGCACCGATACCCACTTCTCTGGGCATTCCAAACAAAAGGTCAATTGTAGGGTTTGAAAGTGAATCATAATGAATTGTCAAGGGAATTGCTGTCTTCACTCTCTGCGCACTCAAGGAAAAAGTACGAGCAAATGATGGAAGGAATCGCACACTTACACCATTTGTCAAACCACCGTAATACAATACCCTCAAATCTCCATCATCTTTGCCCTCAACCGCTGACAAAACAAGGTTCTTTTGTCCAATGTCGTAGTTCCTGATTTGCGTAGGTACAAAAACAATCTCAATTTTCTTTTCACTTTTGACAAAATCGTTGTCTACCTGATATGTTCTTTGTCCGTAGGTGGTTTGATAGTTCTCCTGGTAGCTTACATTTCCATCATCCTTTCCTTGTTTGTAAGTAAAGACATAAGGATTCGCATCTAACTCACCCATTGGAATAATCTCAACGGGTTGTGAGTAGTCCAGTTTCTTTGTCCAATCCACATTCACCCCATTGTAGAAATCATCACGGGGAACAATGCGTAGAACCTTTGGTTGGTCTTGGCTTGGTTCAATGTACAAGTTGAACATCTTGACAAACGACATCAGCATCTCGCTTTGCTTAACTTCCGTATTAAAGAAGATTCCGAAATCAACGGTTTCCCCATACTGGAAGGTGTAAGCGGTAATGTCATTCTGAATCGTTGAACCGACAGTTAGATTTAATGTGAAATCCGCATTTGTCAATGTGTACTGATCAGCCCAATCGTATACTTGTGCTAACTTAAAAGTCACAACATCGCTGGTGGAAAGTGCAACATTTGTAAACCCGTAGTCCAACGAAGATGGCATTGCATTTGGATCAACTGAAAGGTATTTTGTTGATTGCAAAACTCCATCGACATACATCCCAATGTTGATGTCTATCTCCGCTTGAGATACTGGGCGGTATGAAGGATTAAGTGTCAAGGTCATACCTAATCCCAAGAAGAAAGAATAAGTACCACCAACGGGGACAGTATAAGCACCAGTAGTGGGGTTGTAGTTCGCACCATTGTCAAAAGCCCCACCGCTTGTATCGTTGTTAAATATCAGCGTAGTTCCCAAAGGCAATGATTGCGAAGTTGTCAACCGACTTGCCAAAAACAATCGGCTTGTCAATTGCGTAGACGATGCAATCAATCCGTTTGGTGGTGGCACAATCAACCTCTTGAATCGGTCAGTATTAAAGAAGGAATCGTTGGTGTATGAATACCCAGCACTTGTGAAAATTTTGTCAATGATGGTCTTGGCATAAAGACAAGGTGTGAGTTCGTTGTACTGCCAATATGCAATACTTCTGACATGACCTTTGTCAATCATTGAATATACATACCCCTCACCATAAGCAAAAGCCTGTGAGCTTCCGTTCTTGACAATGCTTGTATCCCACGAATCAAAGATGTTGCCTGAAGACAAGGAGTGATTGTACTCGCTAAATTCTAATACATTCAATTTGCGGTCTGCGATGGTCGTGAATAGATCAGCCGTTTGTCCGTGTAGTGAACATTCATATTGGATGTCCGTTGAATCCAGCACATTGATTTGAATCAACCTAATAAATCCACGCAACTGCTCAATCTCATCAAGCAATACCACGACATCCGCTTTCTTATTCGGATTGAAGTCGGGTGCAAACTGCGTAGTTCCTTGAATGGTTTGTTCAACCTCAAAGATGTGAGAGAATAACTTGTTGTTGGCACGAGTACCAGGAATGACAACCGTCTTTGTCCACTCACTTGACCTCGTTTCAGGTGACTTGATGTCAGCAATTGACTTGGAGATGAGAATGTCAAAGTTGTCCGATAGGTCAACTGGTGAGTTATTGACTAATAACCTGATCATAGTCGTTGTGATTTGTCAGCGAATGACAAGGTAACATCAAGTTCAAGGTTGAACAACTTGTCTTGAACACCCTTCTTTTGCTCATAGGTTGCATTGTCAATGTTGACCGCATACAAAGTGCCGTCATACATATACACCACCGGTGATTCAATCAGGTCACGCAACCAAACGGATTCGGTGTCATCAATCCAATTGGATGTGAGTTTGACTTTCTGACTTGCCGTTGTATGATAGTTTGATCGTGTGCGAACGCTTGTTTCATAACCGTATGTCGCACCGAGTGAGTAGGGATTGGATTGGAATTGCTTTCTTGCAACCTCAAATGTATCTCTGCGAACCATATTGAAACGGAAGGAATCAAATCCACCGAGTCGATTCATAAAGAAGATATCCGTTGTTTCGTATTTACTGCACTCGTCTTTGATGTTGATGCGATAGGTTTCTGACTTGGCAGTTCCACCGAGTTTCAAGACCACATCAAAGTAAGTTGCTGCACCTGGTATTGTCAGTTGGCTTCCCACAGGTATTCTCACGACCTTAGACGAAGGCAATGTGAATGTTTGTGTACTTGCATCGGAGTAGGTAATTACAACGCTTGTGGCATCACCTTTCAAAGCATACAACCAATCCTTTTGTGTGCGATGGATGTATCTCGTTCTGACATTTGTCAAGAACTTTGCACTTGATGATGTGGCAAGATATTGAGCTTGTGCGTAGGTGACCAAATCAAACGGATTCAAGGCAGCATTCCAAACAGTTCCAGTTGCTGAAGTCAAATCAAGATACTCCGTGATCGTTCCCGTTGCTGATGCTGAATACTCATACCCAAACTCCACCTCGTAATCCGAGAAGGACGATGTGCATCCGCTTGGTGATGTATCTGCAAAGTTCCAATCGTTGCTCACATAACTCTCAAGGATGCGACCAATGTTGAACACCCCCTTGTTTGTACTTCCAAAGTAGATGGGTGCTTTTAACTTGGCAACGGATGTCGCTGCGACTTTGACATTTGCAATAAACTTGAAATTGTCTTTTGTGTAGATACCACCGCTTGACTCAGTGATCACGAAGTTCGTGTCGTTGAATGCTGGATGGTAACTGTCGGGTTGTTGGGTGATTGATAGAGCCACGCTAAAAAATAGCCAATTGCCTCATTCGTTTCAAATCATCTCGTTCAAACAAGCAACGATGTAGGGATTGAATCCTTTCCCGGCTGCATCCTCCAAACGCTTCTGCCGTTCTTTTGTCTTGGCTTTGTAAAACGCCATTGAATTTAAGAACTCAATCAACGGCATCTGAAGAATGAAATCCCATTTGGTGCGATCACCTTTGACAATCTTGTCAACTATCTCCAACCAAACTATTGGGCTTGGGTCAACTGCTCTTTCATCTCCTTCATCTGATCCGTCAAAGAGGAGAGGATATTTTTCAATAATTCGGGATAAACTTCCAAAAAAAAAAGAGCATAGGTGTACGGAAGTGGGACAGGCAAGTGCATCATCAAGGCACATTTGTCTTCATAGTGTGCTTGAGCATCAACGACCTTCTTGTTCCTTCCAAAGAAATCCACCTCAACCGAAAGCAAGGCAACAATCTTGTTCAGCGACTCAATCACATCTCCGTTGAATACCTGCTGGAGTTCAATGAAGTGGTGTCCGCACATCTCGTTTGGCGTTTTGGCTAATCGGAAATATCTGCCACGCAGTTTGAACATAAATTGAATCGGTGCTTTGGGTAGGTCATTCAAAAACGACAACTTTGCAAACTCGTTTGTGAGCTTGTCCAATGTCATTGACTCTACCTCATCCATTGAAAGATTCAAAGCAATGGCAAGGATGTTCATCTGCCTCTCAAGGTCAGACATATCACGGCAAGAGTGAATCTCTTGCAGTTGGTGGATGGTTATGTTTTTCCAATTCATATTATGCGAAGTAAAAAGTGCCTGGTCTATTATGAGCTTTGCAATCAACGGCAAGTGCAAGAGCCATCACGCAGTCATCGTGTAGTCCGGGCGGTGCAGTATATCGCACACCCGTTCTTGTGTACTCAAATTCAAAATTCTCCATCTCACTTCCAATCGGTTCTTCAGGGAAAAAGACATCGGTTTGTTGCACCGACATCACCAACCCTTCAATGAGTTGTTGTTTGCTTTGCGATGTGAACTTGAATCCCTTGACTCTTTGACATAGTCGCTGGAGTTGTTCAACGATAGGATCTCCAACGCCTGTACTATCCACAAACGATGGTGTGTTGCCAATCAGTTTAACAATCCTCGCTTGAGTGACTGACCAATCCGCTTGGAATCGTTCGCAGAAACAAACACAGTTGTTTGCATCCAGTCCGATTATCACCGTGTAATCCGAATACTTTGCCAAATCCACTCCCCACGCAACAACGGGCATTGATGATATTGGTCGGTAGCATTTGCGGATTGCATCCAAGCCAAACGGATTTGACTTGTCATCTGCTGGTTCTGCAAGGTAGAGTTCACGGAATACATAATCAGGTAGATCTCGCTTTGCTTGTTCAATCTCTTTCTCCGATATGATGCCTTCCCTTGCTGCATCGTATGCCGTAATCTTGAAATACTTGTATTCGGCTTCTCCTTGCCTTGCTCTCTCGCCTAATTTGTAGAACCAATTCTTCTTGCCTTTGACATTCCCGATCAGTTTGCACTTGCCTTGTGTAGCGGTCAGCGTTGAACGCAGTGCATACCACGATTCCTCACGCATTCTTGATGCCTCGTCAATCACGGCAGCGTACACATCATCTCCATACAGGTTGTCGGGTTTCTCACCTGACTTGAATTCAATCCGTGATCCCGTTGGCAAGGTCAACAATAGTTTTGTTTCGTTGCTGATAAAGAAGTTCTTGTCGGTGACTTGGTTCTTCATCCTTCGGAATGCAATCTCCGCTTGTTGGTATACTGGAGCAACCCACCACACCGACTGCCCATCCTTGCATTGGAGTGCTTGTTCAAACAGCCAAATGATATGTGATGCGGTCTTGCCGGTCTTGGTTGATGCAGCCGTAAT